GCGGCACTTCCGCGAAGATGTCGATCCGATCAAGGAGCGGCCCGGAGATACGCTTCTGGTAGCGGCTCACCACCGATTCGCTGCACGTGCATTCTTTGGTCGGGTCCCCGTAGAACCCGCAGGGGCACGCGTGCGAGTCAGAACTACAGCAGGCTGCAGCGGGTGGTGGCTCTGTGAACCCCCTCCTCCAGGCCGCCCTGGCCCGCGCCCGCGAGGGCGCGTGTCTCCTTCCGCTTTGGTGGACGGACGACCAGGGGACCTGCTGCTGCCCGAAGGGCACCGACTGCCCTTCCCCCGGCAAGCACCCCCTCACCTCGCACGGCCTCGATGACGCCACGACGGACCTCAGGACAATCGATGGCTGGTGGCGGCAGTGGCCCAGGGCCAATACTGGCGAACGCACCGACAACCTCCCACGCATCGACATCGACCTCTTGGAGGTGGCAGAGGAGCTCGCGAGGGATACGGCTCTGCCCCTTGAGACTGAGGTCGTTCGCACCCCAAGGGGAGGCCTCCACATCGCCCTCGCCACCGAGGCACCCGTCGAATCCAGGACCCTCTACCTGAAGGACGGGCGCAGGCTTGGTGAGTTGAAAGCAGCCCGAGCTTACGTCGTGGTTCTTCCTAGTGCAATCGGGGACAAGACCTACCAGCGACTCAGCCCCGACGCCGTCCCACCTCTAAAAGTTGACGACCCGGTGGAGTGGCTGCAGAAGCTGCTGTCTGGATTCGGATTCGCCCTCGCCGCTGAGAAACCCGACGGGCGCCGGGACTATGAGGCGCTGGGCGGAGTGATCTACGAGGGCCAAGGCCGCCACAACGCCCTTACCTCCTACGCCGGCCGCATCTGGATCGATGGCATGGCTCCGGAGGGCTTCGTGGGCGCCCTCCGGGCGGTGAACGAGGCTCAGTTCAGGCCACCCCTGCCGGACGATGAGCTTCAAGCCATCGCAGAGCACTTCATCGCTCGGCGCGAGCGAAATGTGCTGCCCGGGTCGAGCCATCACGATCCGGTGATGGTGTCGGGCGACCAGCGCCAGATCATGGTCACCGACCGCCATCTCCACGCGCTTGCCCAGGACGGCTGGGATGCGCTCCTAGCCGGCAACTCCCCTCCCGTGCTGTTCCGCCATGGCGGGGTCATCGCCGAGATCGGGCGTGACGACGAGGGCTGCGCTCGTATCTCTCACCTGACCCTTCCCGGCCTGCGCGGACGGCTCGACCGCTGCGCCGAGTGGCTGCGCCAGGGGAAGGAGGGGCTGCGGCCCGCCTGGCCGCCGAAGGAGGTGGTCGAAGACATGCTGGCACTCCCGCGCCCGCTCCCCGTCCTTCGCGGTGTGGTCAAGACGCCGGTCTTCGCCGCCAACGGCTCGCTGCTCACCGACGCCGGCTACCAGCCGGACACTGGCCTTTACTATGACCCGAGCGGCGAGGCGCTGCCGTCCGTCCCCGAAAGGCCAGACGCTACCGATCTGCAGCGGGCGAAAGAGATCATCAGGCTGGAGTGGTTGAGCGACTTCCCCTTCGTGGACGAGGCCTCCTGCGCCAACGTCGTCGCCGCACCCCTCACCGCTATTGCCCGGGAGATGATCGACGGGCCGACGCCGCTGTTCGCCATCGACTGTCCGGTGGCCGGCACCGGCAAGGGCCTGCTGGCCCACGGCATCGGGATTATCGCCCTGGGTGCACCCCCCGCTGTGATGACGGAGACCCGGAACGAGGAGGAGATGCGAAAGCGGATCACCTCCAGTCTCTGCGCTGGCCTGCCGGTTGTGCTCCTGGACAACGTCAAGCGGCCGCTCCAGTCGGGCGCACTCGCGGCGGCCCTGACGGCCCGGCAGTGGTCGGACCGAATCCTCGGCCGGAACCAGATCGTCGAACTGCCGATTCGCTGTGTCTGGCTGGCCACCGGCAACAACCTACAGCTTGACAACGAGATCGCCCGGAGGACGGTGTGGGTCCGGCTGGACGCCCGAGTAGACCGACCCTGGCAGCGGACCTCGTTCCGTCACCCGGATCTTCCCGCCTGGCTGCGACGCCATCGCCACGAACTGGTGTGGGCGTTCCTGGTGCTGGTCCAGCACTGGATCGCCGTAGGCCGACCCGCCTGGGACGGGGTGCCCCTGGGTTCATACGAATCGTGGTCGTCGGTTGTCGGGGGCATCCTGCAGGCCGCAGGCATCGCCGGTTTCCTCGAGAACCGGGAGGAGCTGTACGCCCGAACCGACGCCGAGACCGAGGAGTGGCGGCTCTTCGTCGGCGCCTGGTGGGAAGCGCACGCGGAGACGCCGGTGAAGGCCGGCGACCTGTACGCCCTCTGCCGTGATCGGGAGCTGCTGCCATCGGTCTTCGCAGGGGCGAAGGACGAGGCGACCGACCGGGCGCTGACGACCCGCCTGGGGCTGGCCCTGCGGCGACGGCGGGACCGCTGCTTCGGTGATCTGGTGGTCCGCAGCCAGGCCGACGCCCACGAGAAGGCGACGATGTACCGCCTGGAGCCTTCGGGCCTGCGGGACGTTGAGGGCAACGTCCCGCAGATTTCGGCCAACGTCCCGCAGGAAAAAAGCGATTCTCAGATTCAGTTGCGGGACGTGCGGTACCTTGCGGGACCTTTTTCTGACCTCCGCGCGCGGGAAAAGTCTCCAGAACAAGATGTAGAAGGAACCGCGTCAAACGTCCCGCAACGTCCCGCAGGTCCCGCAGACAGATTCAGGACGGGCGCAGATCCTGCGGGACGTTCGGTCCCGGCGGCCTCCAACGTCCCGCACGACGTCCCGCAATCACGCCCTGAACAGGAAGAACCAGCCTGGGTGGAGGAGGTCCCGTGAACGCCATCGAGATCATCGAACAACTGCGAGCGCACGACGCCGAACTGGTGGTGGAGGACGACCGGCTGCTGGTGCGCGGCAGGGCTAACCCACTCCCAGAGGACCTGCGGCGGGCCCTTCGGGACCACAAGGCAGAACTTATGGTGGCCCTGGGGGTGCCGCTCGACCGAACGGTGGCCTTCGTACTCGCGGAGCTGCGTCCCTACCTGCCGAAGTCACTGCGAGGGCTGCCGGACGACCGTCTCCTCGTCCTGGTCAACTGGTCCATCATCGCGGCGTTTGAGGCGGCAGTACGTGAAGCGAGCCATAGACATTAGGAGAGACCTTCGGGTCAAGCCGAGGAGGCACGAAGCGCCATGCCACGACGTCCACTCAAGCCTTGCGCCCAGCCCGGCTGTCCCGCGCTCGTCGAGAGCGGGCGCTGTCCCGATCACGACAGGAAGCGGCAGTACAACCGCGACCATCCGCGAGGAAGCTCCACGGCGCAGGGCTACGGGCAGCGGTGGCGGAGGGCGAGAGCCCGGTTCCTGCGGGCACACCCGCTGTGCGTCCGGTGCGCGCGTGAAGGAAGGACCACGGCCGCTACCGTGGTCGACCACAGGGCGCCGCACCGGGGCGACCCCGCCCTGTTCTGGGACGAGCGCAACTGGCAGTCAATGTGCAAGCAGTGCCACGACGCGAAGACCGCGCGGGAGGGCCGGTGGGGAAGGCGGTCGATATTTTCAGGCTCGGCGGCGCCGAAGGAGCGGTTGTGCACCTTCACGCGCGCGTTGCCAAATTAGGCCAGGGGGGTGGTAGGCGATGCAGCCAGGGCCAAAGCCGCTGCCGACGCACCTGAAGTTGATGAGGGGGACGCTCCGCAAGGACAGGCTCAACCGGAAGGAGCCCCAAGTCGCGCCGGCGGTCCCGGCCTGCCCAAGACACCTTGGCAAAGAGGCTAAGCGCGAATGGCGCCGGGTCTCAAAGGAGCTGCGGTCGATGGGCCTGCTTACCAAGGTCGACCGCGCCGCGCTCGCCATGTACTGCGACGCCTGGGGGCGCTGGGTCGACGCGCTGGAGGCGCTCAGGCGCTACGGCGTCATGGTCAAGTCCCCGAGCGGCTTTCCGATGCAGTCCCCGTACCTGGCCGTGGCGAATAAGGCGATGGAGCAGATGCGGCTGTTGTTGGGTGAGTTCGGCATGAGCCCCAGCGCTCGCACCCGCATACACGCCCAACCAGTCCCGGAGGAAGAGGAGAGCAAGTGGGCCGGGCTGTTGTAGGAAAGGGCAGGCCAGCAGTGGCCGGCGGCGAGCGCGTGGTGCGCTTCGTCAACAACCTGACGCACATCAAGGGCGAGTGGGCCGGGCAGCCCTTCTCCCTCCGGCAATGGCAGGAGGACATCCTGCGGCCCCTGTTCGGCACCCTCAAGGCGGACGGGTTGCGGCGCTACCGTACCTGCTACGTCGAGATCCCGCGCAAGAACGGGAAAACCGAGCTGGCCGCCACGGTCGCCCTCTACATGCTGCTCGGGGACGGCGAGCCGGGCGCGGA